TGACGCTTATCTTGATTCATTAATCCTTGGTTTAATGAACTCAGACTCAAACATGCTTGTTTGTGGTTGGGCTCTATCTCCACGTTCATTTATGAAGCTGCAAGGATTACGAGATAGCAACGGAAACAAAGCTTATCCTGAAATGGCAACAGGTTTCTTAAAGGGTTGGCCTATCAAGCACACAACCAATATTCCGGTTAATTTAGGTGTAGGGACAAATGAGTCCGAAATCTATTTTGCTGATTGGCATGATGTAATTATTGGTGAAACTGACGTCTACACTATCGATTTCAGTCGTGAAGCAACCTACAACGACTCATCAGGTACGCTTGTATCTGCTTACTCGCGTAATCAATCAGTATTGCGTGTTGTTACGGGTAACGATGTTGGTTTCCGTCATTTAGAAGGTCTTCAAATGGGTACAGAAGTTACCTGGTAAAAGTGCTTCGTTAATCCTTTTAATCTAATTAGTTGCGCCAGAAACATTGGCGCAACTTGGAGAAAACCATGAATAAAAAACAACTAATTGCAGCAATTACTTTGCTTGCAACTGCTTTGAGCGTTGAAGCGGAAACAAAAGATCTTGATGTTGAAGCTCTTGAAGCACTACACGCGGATCTGACTTCAAAAAAAGAAGCTTTTGATCAAGAGCAGGAAAAAACAAAAGAAGCGGGTGAAAAACAAGATAAAGTCGTTTTGGAATTTAAAGCCCCGTATAAACGATATAGCAATGGTGACGTTGCAGGCTTTGATGCTGATGTTGCAGAAAGAATCTTAAAGCTTAAACCTGCTGTAGCGGAAGAGTATCAGCCGAAAGCTGACGAAGAATAGATTTAGAAATATAGAAACATAAAACTAGCTAATCAATTTGGTTAGCTTGTTTTTTTTACAAGGTTTTATCATGCCAATAGTTACACTAGAAGATGCAAAGTTGCAGCTTAATATCACTGACGATGAAGACGATTTGATCATCGACCCAATGATTGGCGCAGCTATTGGCATGGTTGAACACGCGCTTCAACATGACATTTATGAAAAAACAGCAGATATACCCGTTGATTCAACTAATGTTATTGATTTTGAACAACTGAAAGACTCGAAAAAAGCAGCAATAGAGATGGCCATTAAATTAGCGGTATCTACTTTGTATTTGCATCGAGAATCATCAGTAGAAGTTAACTTGATAGAGAACCCTGCGTTTAATGCATGTCTAGCTGGCTTTACCGGAGTCTATTTAGGATGAAGCCATTAAAAGCCGGAAGCTTAAGGCACTTAGTAATCATTCAATCTTCATCAGACAATGATGATTTTGGAAAGCCGACTAACTTCAGTCAAACCTTAAAAATTCGAGTCGGTGTTGATCAATACAGAACCACAAGAGCCTCACTAAATTCAGAAGATAGTCAGTTAAACGAGATACATCTTTTTTGTCGTTATAAATCGACAATCAACACAAAACAGCGTTTGATTTTAAAAGATGTGACTTATGAAATAAAAAAAATTGAAAACGTTGAGTTGCTGAATAAACAGTTAAATATTCACTGTGTTGAGCTACGTGAATAATGATTGAATCACTTCAAGTTGACGGTTTAAAAGAATTGGATGCTGCTTTAAAAGAATTGGGTGTAAAGGCAGGCCAAAAGGTTATGGCTGGCGCACTTAGAACAGCAATCAAGCCTGTTTATGAAGAGGTGCTTGTTTCAGCGCCTAAAGACACCGGCAGCTTGTTGTTTGATGGTATCAAGATAAGAACAAAAAAAGGGAAGGGCCAATCAGACACCTTGGCGGTGGCAAGAGTTGCTATCAACAAGAAATACTTTAATAGAGTGATCGCGGCAGAGTTCGGCACAATAAAACAGAAAGCAAAGCCTTTTTTCCGTACCTCTTTTGAGCGCAAGTGGCGAACGTCTTTAAACGTTTTTAAAACCATCATGAAAAAGAAGCTAGAAGCAGAAGCCAAAAAACAAGCGAGAATTGCAAGCCGATGATTGAACTTACTTTCTCTAAATCCATTAAAGCTGATGCGACCTTAAATGCTTTGTTAAGCAATAAAGCTTTTGCCTGCACATTACCAGAAAACGTTACTTTTCCTTGCGTCCTTGTGCAATCAAATCACGAAGATGTTGAGCAAGCTTTTGCTGGTTTATCTGGTGAATTTTTCGCCAAGGTGCAAGTGGACGTTTGGGCTTCAGCCCCAGACAAAGTAAGTGATTTAAAAAAATTATTAATTCCTTTTTTAAGTGATTTAAAAGGGGAGTTGTACAACACAAAAATATTAGGTGTATTTGATTTGTCATGCAGATCTATCAATCAACCTAATGAGCACAGAATTACCATAGAACTTAACGTACATTACGAGGAAATATCATGAGTAAAGGCATGGGTACAAAATTAATGCGTGGCGATGGTGCAGGTCCAGAAGTATTCACCGCAATTGCTGAGATTCTTGAAATAGGTGATATTTCATTAACCAGAGAAACAACCGATAACACCACGTTTGATAGTGTTGGCGGCTATGAAGAATTTGAAGGTGGGCTGCGCAGTGCAGGAGAAGTAACTATAAAGGTTAAGTACCTTAAAACAGATCCTACTGCGATTTTATTACGTGGTGATTTTGATTCTGATGAAAAAGTTAACTATCAGTTTCAATGGTCAGATAGCGATGGCACCATCATGGATTTTACTGGCTTAGTGACCTCTTACGGGGTAGCAACACCGTTAAAAGAAAGCATCACGCAATCATTCACCTTTAAAATAAGTGGCAAGCCTACATGGAGTTAAAAAAACTCAATACAGCTCAAGCGTTATTGTCACATATAGCGCTTAAAACAGAGCTGTTAACACTCTTTGGTGCTGAAATCTTAGTAAGACAATGGACCGCAAGCGAGCGCATTAAATATCTTGCCCTGGTAACAGGGAGTAAAGACGAAAGCGACGAGCTCGATTTGTTACGCCCTCAAGCGCAAGTGGTTGCGTTTAGTATGGTTGATGACAAAGGTAAACCGTTAATTACAAAGTCTGAAGATATCGAAGCGCTAGTACAAAACAGAGCGCAAGAAACCTCAGAAGCTTTTGTTGAAATAAGCAAGTTTAACGGGCTTATGTTTGATAGTGATGTCGAAGAGGATGCAGCAAAAAACTAAGTAAGCAGCCAGAGCGCATTTTTGCTATGCAATTGGCTTTGGCTGCAGGAATCTTAGATGTTGACTCGATGCTTGACAGTATGACCAGTAAACAATTTAGCGAGTGGCAAGCGTTTTATTTAATTAACCCGTTTGGTGCCGGTGCTGAAACCTCACGGTTCGCCACACAGCAAGCAAACATTTTAAATGGTCCTCATTTTTCAACTAAAAAAGTGCGGGATTCAAGCGAATTTATGCCGCAATTCAAAACCTCAAATCAAACAGTTGAAGAACAAATTACCATCATGAAAGGATTAGGTTAATGGGTGCTTTATCAGTATTAACTATTGACCTTAAAGGCAATAGTGCGCATTTTCAAAAAGAGCTAAAAAAGTCAGGCAGTAAAGCGAAAGCTTTTGCTAGGCAAGTGCGTGCTAATTCTCAGGCGGTTGTTAAGTCGCTTGGCGCCATTGGTGCCGTGGGTGCGGTTGCGTTAGCGGCAATTTATAAGCAATCTTCAGCAAATATTGACGCACTAGCAAAACAAGCCGATAAATTAGGGGTAACCACTCAAGCATTAGCAGGCTTGCAACATGCGGCTGATTTAACAGGGGTTTCAAGTAAAGCGCTCAATAAAGGTTTGCTTGATATGACCGTTAAAATTCAGGACGCATCAAAAGGCACAGGTGAGGCAAAGGACGCATTAAAAGAACTGGGATTAAACGCGCAAAAACTCGCTAAAATGTCACCCGATCAGCAGTTTAAAAAAATAGCTGAAGCCATGAAAGGTGTTGAGCACCACGGAAACAAAGTCGCTATTGCTTATGATTTATTTGGCGCCAAAGGCACTGATTTAATTAACACCTTAGCATTGGGTGAAGAAGCCTTAAACAAAACTGCAGAAGAAGCCGAATTGCTTGGGCTTGCGCTTAATCGCGTCGATGCGGCAAAAGTAGAACAAGCGAATGACTCAATGTCTCGCAGTGCTGGTGTAGTTAAAGGGTTAGGTAATGCGATTACCGTGAGTTTATCCCCTTACGTCAAAGCCCTTTCTGATGAATTTTATAATAGTGCGCTTGAAGTTGGTGGTTTTGGTGAGTTCACCAATAAAGCTATGAGCGTAGTGGTAACCGCGGTCGCTTATACGTCCAATGTTATTCATGGGCTCAAAGCCGTTTGGATGGGCGTAAAATTAGCCGCTGCAGCATCACTTACTGGCATTCTTGAATTATTAGAGCTTGCTGATCAAGCGATTACCACCATCATTAATAAAATGCCAGGTGTAGAAGCGAAAACAAGCGCCTTTATTGGCAGCATGGCTGATGCTATGCGTCAAGAAATGGGAACTATCAGAGCGGATCTAGAAGCCTTTGCTATGGAGCCTTTACCTCATGATGGCATTGTTGCTTGGGCTGAAGAAGCACAAAGGAAGTCGCTGGAAGTGGCGCAAGAAATTGCTGTAGAAGCTGCGGAAAATGGTGGTTACACACCAGAGGTTGCAGGTGTTGAAAGCGACGAAGAAAAAGACACCACCAATAAAAAAATGGAAACAAAGCAAAAAGGCGAACTGCAAAAAGTTAAATCACACGAAGAAAGACTATTAGACATAAAAAGCAAAAACAGCAAGAAATTTGCAGCCCTACAAGAAGCAATCCGCATTAAAAACGTAGTCAAAGAAAAAGCCGCGCAGTTAAAAGTCGCCCTAGGTGATGGCTATGTGGCTATTCAAAAAGCATGGTCCAGTGCGCCATTTCCTTACAATATGCCAGCGGTTGCCGTTACCACCGGTTCAACCATTGCTAATGTAGCAGCGATTGCAGGTCTTGAAGATGGTGGCATGGTTGGTGGACGATCTATTGTCGAAGTGGGCGAGCGCAACAAACCGGAAGTATTGAGTTGGGGCGGTAAAAATTTCTTACTCGGTGGTAATGGTGGGGCTGTTTTTAATCAGTCGCAATTATCGCAAGCGGGATCTTCTTCAGATAGTGGGGGTGTTTCGATCAGTATGCCCGTTACTATGATGGGCGAAATGTCAGACGAACGCATGAGCGATTTTATCGATAGAAATTATGAAGCTGTATATAACGCTGTAGCAAATGCCAAAGCAGATCGCGGAGAACAATTTTAATGCAATTTCCAAGTGATATTGGTTTTTCCAGTGCGGAGCCAGCGAGCAATGCACCGGCTTATGTGAGCGAAAGCCAATCTTTGAAAACAATCGCGGCTTCTACTGGAACACAGCGGTGGGAGTTCTCATTAACAACCGTGAACTTGCAAGAAAAAGATTTTAGGCGCGTATGGGCTTTTTTAAATTCCTTATCAGGACAGGCCAAGACTTTTAATATTGCTATGCCGGTATTAAGCAAACCGTTAGGGATTGTTAGTGGCACAGTGCAAGCATTAACCGCTTATTCAAAAGGTGATAATTCAATAAGCTTTACTAATTATTTACCCGAAATTGGCGATTTTATTAAGTTTGTTGGTCACAGTAAGACGTATCAAATCTTAGATACTGCAGGCAATTCAGCAACTATTTACCCGAATTTATTTGCTGATGTAACCTTGAGTGAATTAGTGAATGTTCAGGATGTACTTTTTAAAGCCCGGTTAAGTAGCAAACTTTCAAAGTTAAAAATAACCACGAAAAAAATAACCAAAATAAAATTTAAAGTTATTGAGGCGTTTTAATAATGAGAACGTTTCACGTAGATACATTAGCCGCAATTAAAACAGATCACCTACGGGCTATTTTAATCAAGTTAGATTTTACCCCAACACCTGTTTACTTAAGTAATACCGCTTTTGATGTTGAATATGGTGGCAACACGTATTTAGGCAATGGGCAACTGCTTAACCTTGGCAAAATAAAACAAGATATTGATATCCGCGTATCAAATTTAGACTTAACACTCGACGCAGTTGATCCGTCTTTGGTGGCAATTACGCTCGGCTCTGCTCAACATGGCCGCGATGTAGAAATCAGTTTAGCTATTTTGAATAACGATTATTCGATTGCGGGTGATCCAATCCCAATGAGTAGCATGATTATTGATGGCGCGCCTAGTATTACCGATGACCCCGAAAAAGGATCAGCTGTTATTAAACAAAAAGTTTCAAGCGAGTTCGCCAACTGGAAGCAAAAAGGCGGCATAAGAACGACCCCAGCAAGTTTGCAACGATTCGCACCAGGTGACACAGGTTTTAATTTTGCGTCAGAGGCAGGAAAGGAACATAAGTGGGGCGCTAAATAATGAGTTGGTTTAGTAAAAAGTGGAAGCAAATAAAGGGCTGGTTTACCCCAAGCGAGCCTAAGCAACAAGGCATAAATATTGAGAAAAAAGGCACTAACAAAGGTGTGCCTATTATTTATGGTTTCATGAAAAAAGCGCCCTGCATAAAGGTGTTTGCCGTTACTACAGATAAAAGTGGCGGGGCTAAAAATGAATACTTGCATTTTATTTGTGTTTTTTCAGTAGGTGAGATTGAAGAGATTGGACAGCTTTATTTTAATGATGTTGCCGAAAGTCAAATAGACAATAAACGCTATCACGTAGAGCGTTTTACCGGCTCAGCCACACAAAATCATTGCGCCACTTTGTCAACTGAATTTAGCCAGTGGAAAAGCACCGCTAAACTTAAAAACGTTGCCTATGCCTATGTGCGTTTAAAGCAAAATAAAGATGTTAACTGGTGGAATGGCGAACCATCAATAAGCGCAGACATTAAAGGCTTAAAAGTCTTTGATCCGCGTGATAGTCAAACTAAGTACAGTGAAAATATTGCCTTGTGTGCGTATGATTATTTAACTAAGGCGGATTACGGAAAAGGATTAACAGCGAGTAAAATCAACACAGCCAGTTTTATTACTGCGGCTAATTTTATTGAAACTGAACGAACCTATACCCGAACAATTTACAGCACTGTTTACGATACAGATTTTAGGCAGTGGGAGAGAGAGCCCTACGGCACAGTAGATGAAACGGTCACAGAAAATTTAATGAGCTGTAATATCAGCTTAGATCCTGAAAACACTATTAAGAAAAATGTTGAAACCTTGCTGAGCGGTATGCGTGCGATATTGCCTGAAACAGATGGTCAATATCGTATTGCCATTGAAAAAGATGATACCCCAGTTTTTGCTTTTACCAGCGATAACTTAAAAGGCGCGATTCAATGTCAAGGCGGCAGTCAAAGCGATAGATACAATCAAGTTATTATTCGCTTTCGCAACACCTTAACAGGTGAAGATGATGAGGCGGTGTTTCCTTCAGATGATGCTTTGCACCAATCTTGGAAAACAGCAGATAAAGGTAAATTGTTACTGGGTGAATTTGATTTTGACACCATAAACAATAAAGCGGAAGCGCTACAAATGGGGCATGTTATTGCCTATCGTAGCCGCGAGTTATTAGGTGCCATGTTTACGGGAACGCCTGAGACATTAGTCGTTGAAGCCGGTGATGTCGTTACCCTTGATAGTAAAATATTAGGCTGGATCGGCAAGCCCTTTAGAGTTGAAAGTTGTGATATAGATTTAAAAACGGGTGAATGTTCTTTTCAGGCGATCGAACATCAAAATACCATTTACCCTTGGGCGGTTGGTGATGTTATTGAAGAATTTGCCGACACCAGCTTTGCATTACCACACAACATCACTACCCCGAGTGGTTTTCAATTCGTTAACACTGGTATAACGGCCGATTATCTGGGTAAATTTATTTGGGATGATCTACAAGATACTAACGTTAGTATGTATCAAGTTATCGTTACCAATGATGCGGATGATACCGTGGTGTTTTCAGAAGAAACAGAGCAAGCCTTTGTTCATTTACCTTACTTGGGACAAGGTGATTATACCGCTTCTTTGGTGGCTAAAAATCGGTTGTTTGTCAGTGATGCGGCCGTATTGCAGTTTCATATTGCGTTGCCTGGCATTCCTACAGTTACGGTTGATTCAATCTCGAATAACAGTGTCGCGATGTCAGCAACGGTGGGTGGTGCGCCAAGTCTTGCGACAACCTTTCATTGGCAATTTATCGGCACCACAGCAGTGCCCTTTACCGGTAAGATTGTCAAAGGTGATGCGTATACCTATACCGGTTTACTTTCTGAAACAACCTATAAGTTTCGCTGTAGAACCGTCAATATAGCGGGTGAATCTCCTTGGGTAGAAACGTCAGCGACAACAGGTTCTTCGAGTACAGATGTGTCCAATATCGGTATGGAGCAGCTCGATGAAAACTTATCCAGCATCATAGGCGCGACTGATAGAAACTTCACCCAATTAAGTGACCGAGTAACAGAAGAAGAAATCAGAACACTTGAGCACTTAAACGATGAAATAGAAGCCGAAATAGTGCTACAAACGCACACGGTAAAAATTGACAGCACTGAAAGTAATATCTCTGCACTCAATATTCAAAGCAGCACCCACACTACACAGTTAAGCCAAATTACCCACGGCACGACAGGTATTTATGCTTCAGCATTAAATTATACCTCGGCCGGTTTAGGTAAGTGGAATGGCGCAATATGGCAAGAGGGTGTGTATTCCGAGCAAATTAGAAATGTGCGCGTGCAAACGGCTGATGGCGGTTATGCCAAAGTCACCGAATTAGCCGAAGCGTTTCAAGATGCTAACGGCTCATTGATTGCCAGGGGCGGCATGTTAACCGATGTAAACGATCGGGTTAATGGGTTTATGACGCAAAATAACGGTGAATCTTCTCAGTTTGATATTATTGCGAGCAACTTTCGCGTTGGTGATTATGTTGGGGGTAATCCGGCTAATGCATTTAATACTTACCTGTATTTAAATCAAGATCAGATGATATTAGAAAACGCTTGGGTAAGAGCGGAAACCATTGTGATTGGTGATGGTACGACAACGTACCTCAACGGCAAACCAACCTTAGCCAATCAACCCAGAGTGTCCATCGGTAATTTAGGTGGGGTTTCTCAGGTATCAGTAAGAGATGCGGCCAGTCGAGGGGTGAGCGTTTATGGTGATGGTCACATAGAAATCACGCGCGGCCTTGCTGGGCAAGCATCATTATTATTTGAATCAGCGGGACAGGTTGCCAGTGGGTTATCTGTCTATGCCAAAACAGGGACAGGGGCGGGGTTGTTTAAAGATGGTGTGGGCACCTTCACCGGTAAGCACAGCTACATTTTACCTAACAACCTGAGTATTGGTGATGTGGGTAAATTATTCGTGCAAGGTGAATTGCATAAACGCATGAATATCAACAATGCCATGTTCTTTGGTCATGAAAGCACAACAGCCAGAAACACCTTGGCGATAGGCGCTTATGCTCAACACGCGTTTGATGAAGAAGATGATGTCATTGAAAATCATCAAAACGGTTACATTAATGCGTTGGGCGAGGGGTTACTTTTGGTGTGTTCTGAATCGGGAAACATTCACGAGGGGCAATGGCTTTGCTCTTCCTCAGTTGCCGGCCATGCAATGTTGCAAACTGACGCAACCACAGGGGAGTATGAAAAATATTTCACTGATTTTACAGTAGCCAAATCCTCCGAAACCGTTGTGTGGGCTGATGAGCCAGACAATCAAAAATTAATCGCAGTTTATTATAAAGGGGGCTAGATGGATTGGTATAAAGCGGCACAAGTCACGGTTGATAATGGCTCGGACAAAGTAACAGTTATAAGCGCTGAGCCGATTGATGCGGTGCGTGCACATGATGGCTTAGGCATTAGTCAGTTCAGTCTGGTTGAAATACTCACCGCCTATACGGAAGATGTGACGGGCGATCAAATAATCAAACTCGTTGATGTTTGGCCCCATGCAACACAAACGTTACAAGCTGCACAAGTGGTGCCGTCACCGGTCCATTTTAATACCGCCGCGCAAGCGCTTGTTGACACGAAAGACAAAGTGTTTGCCCATCTATCGAGCTTCTTTGATTTTGGCACACAAGTGTCGGGCACTGTGACATTTACCGCTATTGCTGAAAACGATAGTGATGTCACTATTCGCAGCGTCAATCAATACAAAACCGATTTAGATGCGTTGGAGGCGCAAGTTTCAGGCTCCGTTGATGATGTTGCCTTAATCGAAGATCAAGTCAATGGTGCGGGTGGATTGGTTGAAGTGACTGCGCAAGCGGTCGCGGATTTATCGACCATTGATGCCACGCTTCAAGGTTATGTTTCTACCACGCTAGGTTATCACGATTCAGTAGCAACATGGCATGGTGATGTGAGTGGTTGGCATACTACCATTGGCGGCTGGCATACACTCATTAGTGGTTGGCACACTGATGTGAGTGGCTGGAAAGATGATGCTGAAACTGCCGCTAATGCGGCAACCGCTGAGAAATTACTTGCTTCACAATATGCAAATCATCCAGTTGATACTTTAATCCCAAATACCACGGACTATTCAGCATTTCATTGGAAAGAAAAGGCCGCATTAATAGCGGGGGGAACTGCAACAAATTCGTTAGAGCTTGGCGGGGAACTGCCCAATTATTATGCAACTGCGCAGAGTGTTACTGATTTAGATGGTGTTATAAGCGCTGCAACACAAACCGCGTTAGACCTTAAGGTGAGCAGTGCTAGCATTGCCAATGTACAGAACACTGCTGATGCAGATAAACCCGTAAGCACAGCGCAGCAAACCGCGCTTGATTTAAAAGCAAATCAATCAAATGTTTCTAACATAGATAACACAAGTGATGTAAACAAACCAATCTCTAATGCTGTTCAAGCAGCGTTAGATGAAATCGAAATACTCGCACTGGCAGGGTTATAAAACATGGGTACCATCGTTACAACAAATCTCAAAACCAATGTAGAGGCTAAGATAACAGCGCTTACAGGTTCTGAGGCAATTAAAGAATTATTATTACTGCAAAAATCATCGGATGGTTTGGATTGTAGTAATCAGATAGATTTAGATGATGCTATTGCCGCTATTATTGTGAGTCAAACAACTTCGACAGATGTTAAAGATCTACTGTTAGCCAATAAAGCCGCAACACCTGATACCTCTAGGGTGGTCACGACAACAGTTGCACACACAGTTTCGTCATCTAATGCTTCTTATCCTGTACCAGATGGGGCTGTTTCGCTAAAAGTGACAGCAGGTGCAGCAGGTGGCGCAGGTGATGGGTGGGGTGGTGGTGCTGGTGGTGCTTGGGTTATCAATCATCCGTTATCGCTCCCTCCATCGGGTTATATTAATATTGTGGTCGGGAATCAAATTACAGTAGATTATTTAGTAATAGGTCAAGGGGAATCAAGTACTAGCATTGATGACGCTGTAGGCGGCAGGGTTACTGAATATGGTGTAGGTATATCAGGAAGCACGGTGTTTAATGGTGGAGATGCAGATGGGGATGTAGGTGGATCTTCTCATGGTGGCGCAGGTGCGGCCGGCAATCAAGATGCCACAAGAGCAGGCACAGGAGCAGGGCAATATAACTCCATAGTCGGTGATCATACCGATGTAGGTTTAGAGTTTACAATTGAAGAGGTGGTTTATGACTAAATACACAATAGTGAAAAATGGGGTTGTAGACAATGTCATTGAAGCGGATGAAAATTACATACTAGCAAATCACGATGATGATGTAGTTATATTAGGTAATGCTCCTACAGGTTATTTATTTGTTGATGGGCATCTGATTTCGCCTGATAAAATTCCCGTAGATGTCAATACTATTGTTGCTACCACCGGCTTTGCAAATCAAGGTGTAACCATACTAACTAAACGTGAGTTCATGCAGCGTTTCACCCAAAGCGAGCGCATCGCTATTCGAAACAGCGCTGATGATATTGTCATTGATATTTACGACGATTTAAAAGTAGCCACCAGTGTTGATTTAACTTTAGTGGACCTAGCAAACGGATTAGCGTATCTGGTGAGTGTCGGTTTATTAACTCCAGAGCGACCCGCTCAATTAATGGCGTAAACAAACTTACCTTTTAGTAAAAATTCTTACCACAACAAGTAGAGACTAAATCATGATTTATAAAATATTTGCCATCGTAATGATGGTGCTTTTGAGTGCGTGTTCTTCAACGGAAGAAGTGGCAAAACAAACCAAACAAACTCAAACAGACTACAACACTTGTCAGCAAAATTATTACACAGCCAGTGAACTAGTCAAAATTGAATTAAAAGAAGATGGCACTGTGAAAAGCATGTCTGTTGGCAATCAAAATTTAAGGCCCTGTCAAATGGCGCAAGCACCTGAGTCAGCCATGGTGGCCTCTATTAAAGTCATTGGCTCAGTAGCAAACAGTGCGCTTAATGTTGCGGCATCCTCTGTGCCTTATGTTGCCATGAGTAAAATTGCTGTTGATGGTATTAAACATGCCGGAGGTAATACCTATAACGAGGACTCGTTTAATAGCGAAGCTAACCAGGCTAATCAACAAACATCAAATACAGAAACTGTTTCAGGTATTAAAGCCGGTAACGATGTGGACCAATCGCAACAGAATCAAAACAATCCGGTTAGCAATGAAACAAACACTGACGATAACAGCATAACCGACTCAAATAATCCCGTTGATTCCAGTAACAACAGCACTTCAACGGAAAATAATGAAGCTGCTCCCGCTGTTACAACAGAAGATCCTGTTGAGTAAGTGAAATGAACAAGACAGCTCAAGTGGGAAACTGGTCGTTTGAACTAAAACAAGTGTTTTGTCGAAAAGCACTTGTTCACGGTGATGATTTTCAAGCGTCCGCAGTGATTACCATTACTGATGGTGTGCCGCACATTGAGCTGTTAATTAATAAAGAGAACGACACTTTTACAGAACAAGATCATGACGATTTTAAAGTGTTTGTTACAAGCTTAGGTTTTGAGAACGCTAAGTTTTCAAGGTACAAAAATGGCATTAAAAAAGAGGTTGAAAAAACAGTATGAAATTAAGTGATTTTGACACGTTAGCGTTAGCACACGCGCACGAAGAAACTACTGACACTAAGCGAGTTGGCTCAGGGCAAGCGCGTGGTTTGTTTATTACCGAAATGGGTGCGGGTGTTTATTCAGAATCAACCATATGGGCTGTTTTTAGCGGTGCTGCGGCAGATATAACTAATCCACTATTCTCACTTGCTAGTGCCATTTTAATTACCGCAAGTGATGCTGGTTCATATTTTGGGATGGATGAAACAAAAGCGGATGGTATTGCTAATCGCGCAGGAATTGAAGGTTTAGTTTCAAAGGGCGTAATGACTCAATCGACTGCTGATAAATTTATCGCAAAAACATTAAGTGTTACCCAACCTTTTAAAGATGTTACTCAAGCAGAATTTGACGCAACTAAAGCAGAGTTGATTCTATTAGTAAATAACTCGCTGTTACTACCTAACTCTACAGAGCAAAAAGTTTACATACTCAATATTACAAAAACAGCGCCAAAACCTACGACGATTAAAATAATGCAACGCTTTGGTGCCGACGAAAATGATTTGACCGAATGGCACCAAGTCGGTCAGTTCTCTAACGTTCATTACAAGCAACAATCATATAAAGCACAAATTGGCGCGTGTAGTTGCGCTTATCGAGAGTTAAAAGTAGTAAGTGAATATTTGCTTGATATGAGTATTAGCTAATGAGCTTAGTTGGCTTTACACGAATAGCAGAGTATGAATTACCTGTTATCACAGGCTCATCTAGTGATTTCGTAGTCCTATTAAATTTTGCTGATTTTACTACTGCAGCTTTGGCGCTGCTTGATGCCAGTGGCGGTGATTTACGTTTTTCTAGTGACGTTGCAGGAACACAGCTACCTTGTGATGTTGTGTCATTTGATAAGATTGGTAACTCTATTCAAGTTTGGGTAAGAATACCTTCTGCTTTTACGGGTGCTGTTATTCATATATGGGGTGATAATACGGGTGTAAGCCAACCAGCGGTGGGTGATGCTTTTGGTAGAAATGCTACGTGGGTTGACAGGGCGTTTCAACATAACTTTAAAGACACAACTGATAGTACAGGTAATGGTTATGATTTATCAACATTAGACGCAGGGACTACTACAGGTAATGTTGACAGTGAGCGTGGTCACTACTTAGATAGTATTACTGACTCTGGTGCAATCTCTGCTGTGGGGTCTAAAACTTTCACTGCTACTGATTCAGTTATGCAGACAATGTGGGTACGTAGGTCTACTAATGATTACATATATGACTTTCAAGAGGCTTTATGTTTATGGGCTGGGGTAGATAGCTTTTCGACTTATATCTCAAATGAAGGAGTTGATGCTAATAAGACGTTCGTCGCTACAGGTGGTGGTAACACGTCAGGAAATATTGGCGGCTCTGCTTTAAACTTAAATCAATGGTATATGCTTGGTTTTATATTTGACCAACTTAATCAGGAAATTAGATTTTATATAAATGGTACTTTAAATTACACAATTACAAATTATACTGACACCTCGGCAGGTGCAGATCAGCTAATACTTGCTCAAAGAAGTGACGAGGATGATGGACTTGTTGGTAGGTTGGCTAGTTTAGGAGGTATAGTTGGGTTTGTTTCTGATGACAAAATAGCAGCAGAATACAGCAACCAAAGCGCAGTAGGCGCTTGGGGTATAATGACGGATGTTGTTGCATCAGAAACAGACCAAGCAATAACCGCAATAAACACTGAGCAGCTCACCCAAGTTCAACTCGTTGACGTAACTCAATTCAACGCTATTAACGCTATTATTTGCGAGCAAGTATCGCAATCTCAAATAGTCGACTTAGCCGAAAACAATCAAATATCTGCAATTGTCACTGAGCAAAAAACAGAAGTTTCACTATCTGCAATAGCAACAATAAATAACATTTCACCGATTGTTGTAGAGCAACTAACGCAAAGCACAACAACGAGCGTTAACGAGTCACAACTAGTTTATGCGATTCAAGCGCAGCAGTTAACCGAGGCGCTAGCAGTTGTCGTGTCCAGTGATGGAGCACAAGACATTAATGTTGTTGTTACTGAGCAGAAAACGCAAGCACAAGCCGTATCAGTTAACGAATTACAGCAACTTCAAGCAATAATTTCTGAGCAATTAACCCAACATTCAACACAGCAAATTAACGTTGATTTAACTATTGATGCCATCGTTGCAGAGCAGCTCACACAAGCTGAACTAGTGGTAATAATTCAAGGTGAAATTGCCACGTCACTTAACATCGATATCGACCAAATCACACTGGAAATATTAACGCCAAAATACAGCATCGAAATGTTGACACCCACTTACACAATTGAACATATCCACTAAGAGGCATAAATATGATTTTCTCAAGCTACAACTTTAAATTAAATGGCGCACAGCACTTAAAAGATAACGGCAAATTATTGGCGTTAGCAAAAGGTGTTTTGAAAGCCGACACCTACGTACAAGCAAGCGCAAAGATAATTGCCAGTGCTGCCATGACAGGTGCAGATGTGACATTGGCCCCAAGCGGTAATGATTTACAAATTACGGTCAACGGTAAATCAATTGACCCAGTGGCAACCGCTGCCGCTATTGATGATTTAGTGGTATTGGTGCTTGATGATATCAATGATGAAGTCATTCTATGTCAAGATGCCACTGACCGAGATATCACCAATGAAACGGGTGATATGGTAACTATCCCTGCGTTAATCACGCATATCCGCGAAACAAGCGCGGTGTAACATGGCTGACAAGCTTAAGTTTTATAAGGACCGTCAAAATGTGGAGATAATCCGCATTAATAAGCACGATCCTTTACATGGTGATAGCAATATTGACCCAAGTACGCTGACCAAGATTGAATTGATTGTGGGTGATGTGGTCATTGCATCACCGGCAGAAATCACCTGGGAAGGGGAGGTTATTCAAATCAAACCAACACTTGAGCATTTATCGCTATTAAATCGACAAACATTCTCTGAGTTAGTCATTTACAAAGATGGTGAAAGCAAAACCATTGCCGGCCTTTATGTGGTCGTTGCCAATATCGGCTAATTGCTTAACCCCCTTCAAACACGTTTCACATCACCCACTATTACAGGCTAGGTTTTTACTGGCCTGTTTTACTTTTCACTTGTATTAAATTTAATTAACTGACACTATAAGCGCAACTTTTACCCAAGGATTGCGTTTATTATGGAAGGTCGCCCACTCGTTAATGATGAATTTTGGGAAGATTTAATTGCTCATATCTCAGGTCGTAACAGCGAATTTAAAGCGCGTGACGAACTATTATTAGCCTTATCTTGCTTAGCTTCATTTCGTGAAATTGAATTAACTTTAGCAACAATTAATATGTTTATTTCGCCAAACAATGAGCTAAATGAATTGTTAGTTATACCCGATGCAATCGCTTATGATGATAACGAACGGCCAATACCCCTATCTAATGAAACACTTCAAGAATTAATCGAAAACTATATAAAGTGGATGCTTGAAAATGGCATCAATACACAAATAGGTGATAGCTATTTAGGCTTAGATCCTAACGCTCAATTATTTGTTGATGATAACTACAAGCCTTTCACAGTTCAGAGCCGTGGTGATGGTTTAAGCCCTAACAAAATGAACAAACATCTTGATTCGCTTATCAAAAAAACAGCGCTTTGGGATAAAGGCATTAGACGAAAATCATTTATAAGAACGTACATCATTCAAGCTTATAAAAGCGGCTTGAGCATTACTGATTTAATGCTAGTTACTGGTTTAGGCACTGACACCATTGAAAGAACACTAACAATGGATATAGGGCAATACAGCCCTATCTTTGATTGGTTTGTTAAGCGCAAGGACCAGAAAACCAAAAGGCTAGAAGCGCTTAAGCGTAGACGTAAATATCAGCTTTAGGGTTTAGCTATTATTCATTCCAAAACCAGCCAATAATTGCATGCGGCTGATAAATAACATCTGCTCGATAACCTGCGTTTTTAAGTAATGAGTTAGCTTCATGTAGGGGGATATCATCACCTTCTACATTTTTATACCACTCTATAAACTGTGTGGTATCAAAAGCGGTTTTACTATCACTACGATCAGTCATGTAGATGTTTACTATATTTTTTATATCATCTTGGGTCATTTGAATATGTTCCGGCTATGAATTTAAAAGATAAGTATAGTGCAGTATCGGTTAATTATTTTTAGTAGCTACTTTTTTTGTTGGTTCAGAAACAGACTTAACAACATTTGTTATTTCTGCTTTGTCATTCTTTAATCTTTCATTTGATACATAGGCAGAAAACCCAGCTAAGGCTACAGCGATTACAGAAAAAACCAATGAAAACTTACTAATCTTAGTTACAGTTACATGTCTTTTTTCACTATCATCATGCTCTTGTAATCGTAAAGCGACATCTATCCCTTTTTCAGTTATTTTATACTCAGTGTAGTTAACGGTAGTCTCAAAAACAGTTTTATCATCAGATACAACATAACCATATAAAACCAATTTCTCAAAAATTTGACTGCTTATATGATTGATCGATTTTAAAGCATCATCGTCATTTACTCCATTTTCTTGATAGACGCCCTTTGATATTTTTCTTTCTATATCTTTTTCATATTCTTTTAACAAACCAATATCACTCATAATAAAAAAGAAATGACTAAGCATTTTGACGTACTCAGTTTCTTTTTCACCATAGAATCCCTCGTGTGGCATTGATACAGCAGGTGCATTCTTAAACATGTATTTAAGTACTCCTTGCCAATTACTATCAATCTCCTTCTGCACCTCATATTCATCAATACGCTGAAGCTCTCTATCAGCTGAGTTTTCAGGTTCGTAATCAATATCATTCACTACTTAACTTCCTTATCCAAAATTTTCTTTATCCATGCAGACAATGAAAAGCCGTTATCTTTAGCGGCTTTTTTGTATGCGTCTTTTTGCTCTTTGGTAACACGAATTGGCGGTATAACGTCACTTGCTAACTCGTCTTTTGGCTTTTTAGGTCTGGCCATTCATAACTTATTTTCATTGATGTATTTATATTATTGCATATACAAAAACCATTTGACAACCTGTCTAAATTTGATACAGTTAATGTATATACAAAAACCAAGTAAGGCGTTATTCAATGACGGTTGATGAAATTGCACTACCAGTACAAATTAGGCTTAGAGCGATAGAGGTTTTACTTAACCACTATGGTTACGTTAATCGAAATATGCTTTGTGATTTCTTTGGTTTGGGTTCTGCTTGTGTATCGAGAGATATTGCAATGTATAACAAGTTAAATGACGGGGTTAGCTTTTATAACCAGTCAACTAGACGAATAGAAAAGTTAAGTAACTTTAAAGCAATCTTTAAATAGGAAATTTTGGTGTCGTAATCAATTACGGGACCATACTTTAAACAACTGAAAAACAGGAATAAAAAATGAAAGCAATCGGATATATAGCAACAACAATTATATTACTAGCACTAACTGTCACTTATTCTGGTTATGCATTAAGTGTTTTATGGGGCTGGTTTATTGTTCCAATATTTAGCTTGCCAGTCTTGTCAATTCCAGCGGCAATTGGTTTAGCTTTGATAGTTAATTATCTAACTCAGGACTGGAAACAAAACGAAAGTGATTCGTCTGGAAATGACGCTCTATTA